CCTCTCTCCACTTCAGCTTTCTTGGATGCTTTCAGTGCGAGGTCAGCAGAGATTTCGTTAATAACGTCTTGAGAACTCTCTTTAACATGATCAGCAGCCTTATATACTGGCTTGCCTTGCTTATTCTTTAAACCTTTCTTGTAGTTCTGCCACGCTTTTGTATTACCTTTCTTGTCAGCATTAGTAACAGTCATTGCTTCGAGCATAGACTGATGAAGATCTTCTATATCAATAGACTCCTTGACTTGGAGACCTAGATCTTCTGGATGCTTAGCTGTCTTCTCTCCTTTCTTACCTACAATAATATAACGACCATCTGTCTTACGACCTGTCACTACCAATGAGTTGCCACCCTGTGCAATAACCCTACCGATGTTACGATCATCAGGGTTCTTCATCTTATTCTTATCGATCAGTTGCTTCTCGATTGGGAATCCTGCATACCCCTCTACAACCTCAAGGATTGGTGCTGCGTCTACAAGGACTGTAATTTTCTGAACTGCTTCTTGGAACCTCTTACTCTCATGAGTGGAGCCTTCCTCTACGCATTTCATAATTGTCATCTGTTCGTCAAGGGTGAAACCCATTAACTCTGCAGATATCTTAATGTCTAACATAACGTTTTCCTAGAGGGAATAAGTCGTTCTACTATTTAGGTGCTGTTTGTTTTCTAAAGTCTGAGAATTTAACCCCAAACTTAGTGGTGCCTTGTCCAGG